GACTCCTACCCTATCTTTCCTGGATCTAAGAAAACATATATTAAGAAGTCACATCTAGATACTGTGTATGCTCATGAATCAGCCGTTCTTAGTTTTATGCATTTAGAAAGAGCAAAGGCTCAAGGAAGTGCTGGTGTAAATTTTGCACTTAAGATGATGGCTAACGGATATTTAGAACACATGGAGCCTGTCTCTTCAAGGCCAGAGATAAAATACTTTTTGGAAGACGAAAGACAACCTGGCATAGTGCAAGACAATGGTCATGTACCAGAAGTTGATTACTCAGGAGATGGGCTTCCTGAATTATGATATGGATAGGAGAAATAAATGGCTAACCTATATGAAGCGTATCCTTGGCAAAAAGAAATGCACGAGTCCAAAGCTAAAATTAAATTTGTACAGGCTGGAAGACGAGCAGGTAAAACTAGATCTGCTCTACAGGAAGCATTACGACAAATCAGAGAAGCATCAATAAACCCTGTACAGTTTCCAGGTAAGAAAGAAAAGTTAACCGCAGAACAAGCAGGACTTGTACCTCCTATTCATATTTGGACTGTTGCACCTACAAGAGCACAGATGATGCAGGTATGGAATGAGATGCAGGCCTTTATTCCGAAACACATAGTTCGTAAAACAAGAACCAAAGCACAAGCTGGTGGTAGAGGTGGTGGATTTAAACAAGATGACCTTCATGTGTGGTTAGATTTAAAAGATGAAAAAGGCAACTGGTTACCCAACAGATGGAGACAATCTGTATTTTGGGAACTTAAGTCTGCTGACAACCCTGAAGGATTACAGACTGTAGGTCTTGATTTTCTACACATGGCAGAATCCCAAGACATCAAAGAAGCTGCGTGGAACAAGGTCAGACCTACACTTAACTCTCCTGGAAGATTGGGTAGGGCCATTGTTGAGGGTGTTCCTCCAGAGAGTTCTCAGCATTGGTTTGCAAGGAACTTTAAGATTGCAAAGGAAACCCCTTCTACAAGAAGACAGGCTTTTCACGCATCCACCTTTGACAACCCCTACCTTACAGAAGATGACAGACTTGAGATTGAAGAAGAGAAAGGATCTCTTACTGAGGGTATATGGGAAAGATTCTATATGGCAAAACAACCAGAGGGAGCAGGTAACTTTTTTAGAAATATAACAAAGGCATACACCAAAGATGCCTACGAACTTATGCAGCCACTTGAAGAAGCAAGTTATGTTGCAGGTCTTGACTTAGGTAGAGCCAATGATCCAACAGTCATGGTAATCAAAGATAGAATGACAAGAACATCCGTATTTGCAATAGAACTTATGAAGACTGATTGGTCACTTCAGGTAGAAACAATCAAGAATGAAGCTATTAGATGGAACATAGAAGAGGTCTACATGGACTCAACAGGACTGGGTGGTAAGCTGGGAGAAGACGTGCTGTATCGTGAATTACTTGAACATTCTATTCCTGTAATAGGATACAACTTTACACCAAGTAAAAAGTATCAGTTGTTCTTAGATTATGCATTGTCACTTGAAAAAGAGACTGTTGCATTTCCACAGAGTTGGGGTAAACTAATAAGTCAGTTAGAAGATATTGCTCATAGGGAAACGGCAAATCGAGGTCACCAGTTCTATTCGGTGTCTGGAGGTAGGGATGACTGGGTTGATGCAGAATGTTTAGCTTTAATGGCTTGCGATCCTGCACAAGAAGTCATGGAACTACTTACAGCTCCTAGATCAAAACGAGGTATTAAACCTCTAAATAGCAACTACAGAAGCAAGGGATCGAGGATCTTGAGGTGGAGAGAAGAGAGAAAACTCCTTGCTATGGAAGAAGAAGGAACTAAAGCCTTATGACAATGAGTTATGGTTCAGGTTCTGGCAGCAGTGTCAACCCTGAAGAAGAGATAGCACGAGAGGGTGCTAATCCGTTAGAAGAGCCTTTACTTACTATTGAGTGGGTAGAGAATACTCTTGAAAGCGGAAGAAGAAAATTTGACACATTCTACGACAACTGCGAAGAAGCCGAAGATTTTTATTTATCAAACTTTGATTTTTCAGTTCCAGAGACAGGTTCACAGATAAGACTTGGAACTGCAAGTTCAACAATCAACACACTTGTTGCTCACGTCACACCACAATTTTTAGATATATCAGTACCACCACCAGGTCCTAAAGGAAGTGCAAGAGCAGAACTGCTTGAGAAGTTTCTCAGGGGTGCGAATCATATGCTTGAGCAGTTCTCACCAACAAGAAGAGAAACAGCAAAACACATGGCACTTTATGGAGTTGCCTTTGAAAAGACTGAATTTGCAGCCAACAGATGGGAAGAGTTTCCTGAGCCACCAGAAGATGGTGACATTGGTAATTATCAAGAGCAACTACAAGATGTACTTAACAGAAGAAATATAAACTGGCCTATAACCTCAACTTGCGTAAATCCCAAGATGATGGTTTGGGATATCAACAATATACAGAACCCACGATGGGTGATGCACTTTTACGAAATTGATGCATCATGGGTAAAAGCTCACTTTCCGTCATGGGATGGACCTGTAGAAGGAACAGTGGAATTTGTGGAAACCTGGACTCACAGTCAAGTATGTTACATGGCTGAGGGCAAATTCGCATTAGAGCCGAAGCGACACGGCTACAAGACTTTGCCTTTTACAATGTACTGGCCACACACAGGTCTTATGAGTGACGGGTATGATCCCGAAAAACTCTACAGAGGAATACTGCATGGTAACTTTGATATGCTTAGAGCAGAATCAAGACTTGCATCTCAGTACCTAGATATTGTTGGTAACAGTGCTTGGCCTACTAGAGACTTTAGAGGTCCTCCTGGTATTACAGAACAGGTTATGGAACAGTACGAAGAGACACCTGGTGCAAAGAACTTCTTACCTCAAAACGTAAACATAGAAAGAGCAATCACACCAGATCCACCGAGTTCTATTGTGGTTGCACAGCAGATGATGCAACAAGCTATTGAGGATAACACTGCACCTGCCGTATCAAGAGGTCAAAGACCAACTGGTGCTGCAAGTGGTTATCATACGGCTGTATTAGCAGGTATAGCTGCACTTAACTTTGGTGCGTATGTAGAAGCAGCCCAGAGAGGATTACAAGATAGAAACTCTATTATCTTGCACATTATCGAGAATGTAATTCAAGACAAGGTAACTGTATTCGGTAAAACAGAAACAGGGCCTATGGATGCAATCATAAGACCAAACGATATTAGAGGTCATTATGTAAACATGGTACAACTTACTCCTACATCTCCAGAAGAACAGGAAAGAAAACTAAATCTTTACAATAGTCTTTGGAGAACAGGATTCATTGATCAAGATACTGCACTTAGAAAAGCAGGTGTGTCAAATGCACTTGAAGTAAGATCTAAGTTACTTGCAGAAGGATTCTTGAAGAGTGAGCAAGTGCAACAAGTATTGCAAGGTGAAGCTGCTAGAAGAGTGCCAATACTCCAACAGTTAGTTGAAGCAAGTGGTGCAGCAAGCGGACAAGAAGCTGAACAGATAGCACAGAATATACTTAACACTCAAGGACAAACACAATTACCTAATGCGGGTAATTTTAGTACAACTAATCAACCTCAAAGATCTCCTGCGACAGAAAGGGCAAGAGTAGAGACAAATACAAGACCTGTTGTTCCTGGGAGTTTAAGAGAACAAGAATTAGTCGGTAGACAGATAGCTTCACCTCGTACTGGAAACAGAAGAGTTCAAGGAAGAGATCTACCACTAGGACTAGGAGTATAATGGCAAAGAAGAAAAACACATCAATAGATATAGCTTTCGGGGAGTTTGACACAATGGTAGGCAAATTTTTAGAACAAGCTGACATTTCATTCAAGGATGTTGTTAAACCTGAGATGCCAAAAGACAAACCAAAGAGAAAACAAAACCCCTTGAATATGAACAACAACCCATTTAGGATATAAGCATGGCAATATATAAAATTATTTTAGATACAGGAACTGAATCAACAGTTAGTGCAGGCAATAGAGTTGAAGCTATAAGGGAAGCACAAGAACAGTTTGGAAACAGAGTAAGAGCTGTAAATTTGCAATCTGGAACTCCAACAACTCCCTTTGCAGCAAATGAACAAACTCTTGCACCTACAGTTGGTGGTATTGATGCTATTGTTGGAAATGTTACTGGAACAACAACCCCTGCTGGAAATATCCCTCTTATGGCCCCTATTGGAGATCAAGAAAGACTTGAACAATTAAGGCAGGAACAACTTGCTCAAGAAGCTGATAGATTAAGACTTCAAAGACTAGAAGAAGAGCAAAGACAAGAAGAGCTAAGAAGAGAAAGAGAAGAGCAAGACAGACTTGAACAAGAAGAGAAAATTGAAAAAGATCCAAATGTGCGTGAATATCTTGAACAAACAAGGCAGGTAAATAACCCAATTTTTGATAGGATTGATCGTTTTACTGGTCAAATGACAAGAAGGCTGATTGACCAAAAAGAATCCCCTGCTGGCACAACATATAGACATTACCAATACTCATACGAAAGAGATGGCAGACAGATTGTAGAGGATGTTTTCATGCTAGTTGATGGTAATGAGGTAAATAGTTTTTCACCAGAAAGATCAGAAACTCCTATAACAGAGGATGTTTATACTAGGAATCCAAATATAACTTCATTGCAACCAAACGATTTAATTGTCACAGGTGTTAAAACAGGATTAGCTGTTAATGGTATACGGGAAGCGTATGCAAGAAATGCTAACTCTGATAGTGCAAACTTTCCTGATTGGTTTACAGATACTTTAGCACTTAGTGGTTTGCAATTTAGAGAAGATAA